GCTAACTACTTTATCTCTCAACCTGTAATGGATTTACTAATCTTTCCTAAAACTAAATAAGATGAAGATAGCATTATACCAAATAGAGCAAGAATATATGATGCTTGCTGATGAGATTATCGCTAATGAGGGGGAGTTATCCCCCGAATTAGAGAATAGATTAATGATTAATCAAGACCAATTAGAAGCCAAAGGCAAAGGATATGGTTATATTATTAAAGATATTGAGGCAGAAATTGATGCCATTGATATGGAAATTAAGAGATTATCTGCAATGAAAAAGTCACGATCAAATGCAGTTGATAAATTAAAGACATCTTTATCTGATGCAATGCAACTATTTGACATAACAGAGTTAAAAACTCCTACTTTGAAGATTAATTTTAGAAAGTCTGAAAGTGTAGAAATTGAAAATATAGCTTTATTAGATAGAGATTTTATTAAGGTAGTAACAACTGAAACAGCAGATAAAATAGCTATAAAAGAGGCTATTAAAAATGGAGTTGAAGTTACCGGAGCAGTATTAAAACAAAACCTTAATTTACAAATCAAATGAAGATAATATTAGAATGTCAAATAGATGGAATCGCATCTAAAGTAGACGGTACTGTCAGTATTAAGATAGGCACACAGGAACTTGATAAGAATGCAGCAGGTGACTTATTCGGATTAAGAGGAAAGCATTGCAAGATTCTAATCTCTGATTCAAACATCACTACAATGGAGGCTGAGTTAGTAGATAATCAAAGCCTTGTAAGTGGTAAGAAACATAAGACAGAATCTTCAAGATTAAGAGCAGTTTTGTTTCTTTTAAGCCAACAATTAGGTCAAGATAGCGAAACGTACTATAAACAGATAATGAATGGATTAATTGACCATTATAAGGCTAAATTAGACTAATGGCAAAATTAAATAAACGCCTTTGTAAGAATTGTAAAAAAGAGTTCCAAAAGACTACACCATTGCAATCTGTCTGCTCACCTACCTGTGCAATAGAACGAAGTTATGAACTGAATCTAACTAAACGAAAGAAGGAAGTTGATGATAAGGTTAAAGGTATGAAGGAAAGCCTAATGAAGCGTTCTGATTACGTTAAACTTTTTCAATCCGTATTTAATGCGTATATTCGCCAAAGAGACAAAGATTTAGGATGCGTTTCATGTGGTAAGACTAAAGTTGAAGAGTTCCATGCTGGACACTATATTGCAAGTACATACCAATATCATAGATTTAATCCTGATAACGTACACAAACAATGTAGCCAATGCAATACTCATTTAAGAGGAAATCTGATACCTTATCGAATAGAACTAATTAAACGGATAGGATTAGAACAAGTTGAGTACATTGAGAACACCAGGCACATGATGCTTGAGATTACAATACCCGAAATAAAAGAACAAATAATCAAATATAAACAATTAATAAAACAACTAAAAAATGGCTGACAAAGTATTCTGCGGAAACGCTAAAGTAGTACCAACAAAGTACGGAGAAATGGTAAAAATATCATTCTCTAAAAAAGACCTTCAGACAATGATTGATAATCTTTCTGAATCAGGGTGGATCAATACTGTTCTTAAAGAGAAGAAAGAAAAGATTGAAGGAAAGCCAACTCACTACCTGGAAGTTGATAATTACAAACCAACTCCTGGAAATGGATTGACTAATGGTAAAGTAGAAAATGACTTACCTTTCTAAAATAAATTAATTTTTTCTTGTTTTATTAAATATTTATGTTTAATATTGCAATCTAAATAACCGCTAAATGAAAATATTAATTACAACCCTCTGTATTTTGGAATGCCTCTTAGCGGTGGCTACTGATTTGCAGGGGGTTTCTTAATTCAATAAAATGGCTAAAGAATTACCATATTTTAGATTTACTGCTTCTGAATGGCTTAATGATGATATTAGTTTAGAATCTTATGAGTTAAAAGGTTTATTTGCAGATGTATGTGCTTACTATTGGACACAAGATTGTGATTGCACTTTAGATAGGCTAAAGAAAAAGTTTAGCAATGCTACAATTTTGCTACAGCAGTTGGTAGAAAGTGACATAATTAAACACGAAAATAAGCACGATAAAATAAAAATTGACTTTCTATTGACACAATACGATTTACTAAGTGAGAAACGCAAGTCTGCACAGGATAGAGGTTCTATGGGTGGCAAAGCTAAAGCTAAGCTACAGCTAAAAAGTGCCTATAAAGATAAAGATAATAATAAGATAGATATAGATATACGCAAATTAAAATTTGCTGACACTCTCAAACCTTTTTTAGTTAAATATGGAAAAGATATGATGAATGACTTTTATGGATATTGGACTGAACCTAATAAATCAAATACTAAATTCAGACAGGAACTTGAAAAAGTTTGGGATATAAACAAAAGATTGCTAACTTGGAGCAGAAACGATAAAGGATTTAATAAAAAACAAACATCATCAAATAATGACACAGGACTACTTTAAGTTAGAAAGCAAAATTAATGAGATTAAAGACTTTTCTGAGAAAGGTCTTACAGGATTGCATTCTTGTGGACTTGCTGCATTAGATGAATATTGGATGATAAAATTAGGATATCCTTTATTTATTGCAGGTAATCCTGGAGCAGGTAAGACTGAGTTCTGTTTTGAAGTTCTTATAAATTGTTCGATTCTATATGGTTGGAAGCACTTTATTTACTGTGGTGAAGGTGGAAATATTGAACACATCTACCATGAACTACTGCATAAATATCTTCAGAAACCTTACAAAAATGCTGATATAAAGGACCAAATGAATGCAGAGTATTTTATTTCAGAACATTTTGTAATAGCTAATCACGATAAAGACTTTACTATTGATGAATTTTATGAGTTAGTGAGTAAGGCAGAAAGTGAATTAGGTATTATATTTCAGACTACTACTTTTGATCCTTTTAATGACATCAAGGAAGAGGTGGATAAGTTTGGTGGAAGAGAAGATAAATATCTCGCATACGCATTAAAACAATGCAGAATATCATCCAAAAAAAATAATAGAATGGATATATTGATTAATCATGTTGCAGATGTTCCTTTCAAAGTTGATAAAGATACAGGTGACAGCTATTTGCCTCCAGCGTTACCAACTCAATGGGCAGGAGGAAGAACTTGGTGGAGAAGGGCATTTGTTATGATTTTAGTTTATAAACCTTATTCTTGGAGGAAGGATGCTAATGGAAGAAACTTTGAAAAAAATGAAGGACATATCATTATTCAGAAGTATAAACCAAAGGGGGTAGGTAAACAAGGACAAGCAAGTATATTTTGGGATTGGAAAAAAAATCGTTACTATTGCAATGTGAATGGACAGGATCTTTATAGTTGTCAGAAATTAGAAGACTTTAAACCTTTACAACCGAGTAAAGACTTTACAAATAGTATTAATGATGAACAAAACGTATTTTAAACTATGAAAATATTAAATTTATATGCTTGTTTAGATGGTAATCGATACAAGTGGGGAAATGAACACGAAATTACTGCTATTGAATTAGACCCCGAAGCAGCAAGATTATATTATGAACGATTTCCAAATGATAAGGTTATTGTTGCAGATGCACATCAATACTTGTTAGACCATTTTAAAGATTTTGATTTTATATGGAGTTCACCACCTTGTCCAAGTCATAGTAGAGCCAGGTATTGGAATAGTTCAAATTACGATACAACAACCGAAGCAATTTATCCCGATATGAAATTATATGAAGAAATTTTGTTTTTACAGCATTATTATAAAACAGGAAAATGGGTTGTTGAAAATGTAATACCATACTATGAGCCATTAATCCCTGCAATAAAAAGAGGTCGCCATTTATATTGGACAAACTTTAAATTACCAAACGATTTGGGAGATAGAAGATTTGCAATTTCATCTGCTAAACAAGAATTAAAAGGTTTGTGTGAATTTCATAAATACGATTTTACTAAATATAAAGGTGAACAACCCATACTAAAAATGGCTCGTAACTTAGTTGATTACGAAGCAGGAAAAACAATACTTGATACAGCTATGGGAATTATAAGAAACAATGACATAAATCAACTAAATCTATTTTAATGCTCTCAGAACAACAATTTTACGAAATCTATACTATCTATTCAGAAATAATAGATAATGCAAGAGAACGCATAATAACGTACAAAAAACAGCATAAGATAGCATTAATACCTGAACAGGAAAAGTTTATTGAAGATTTGGAGTATTTAAAAGACCTTTTTCATAAGCAATATCATTGGATGCTTTTAATAGATAATAAACAAGGTGAAGTATTCGCTGAACGTAAGCGTATGTTAGAAATTATATCAAAATTAACTATAGAAAATGAAAACCTTAAAAAATCAATAAGATGACAATAGAAGAACAAAAGCAGCACATTAATAACTTTTTCAAAAGACAAAAGGAAATCATAACAAGCAAAGGAAATGACTATGCAAATGAGGATAGGCTTTCTAACTTCAAGTTAGCAGGTACTATCTGCCAATTATCACCTGAGCAGAATTGCCTATCATTAATGGCTACCAAAGTTGCAAGATTAGGAGTATTGATTAAAGGGCAATCACCATCTAACGAAAGTGTCAGAGATTCAATTATTGACCTGGCGAATTATTGTGTACTTTTGGATCAATTAATTGAAGATAAATATTAATATGAAAACAATAAATAGTTTAAGTGGTGGAAAAACAAGTAGTTACCTTGCAAAGCATTATCCTGCTGATTATAATTTATTTTCATTAGTTAGAATAGAAGATATAAAATGTAAACCAAAAGATGATGCATTAATTAAATTTGTTTCCAATAAATTAGGTATTGATTTTATAGCAACTGCTGAAAGTGACTTAACTCTTTACGCTGTTATGGATTTAGAACAATTAATAGGACAGGAGATTATATGGGTGACAGGAAGAACTTTTGAACAAGTTAATAAGAGAGCAACAGGAGGAAAAGGACTTCCTAATATGGATTGGAGATTTTGTACTACTGAAATGAAAATGCGACCTATTTGGGATTGGTGGTTTAAAAATATCAACGAAAAAGTTAAAATGGGAATAGGATTTAGATATGATGAGCTTGAACGTAAGGATAGATTATCAACTACATTTAAGGGAATTATTGGGAAATCTAAAAATGGTAATAGAAATAAATGGGGTGAATTAGAATGGAGGGAAGGATATTTCCCTCTTATAGATGATAAAATTACACACTTTCAAGTAAAAGAATGGGCAGATAAAAGTGGTTTAATATTTCCTTTAGATTCAAATTGTGTAGGGTGTTTCCATAAACCTTTACAGCAACTTCGTAAAAATTGGGATTTAGAAACAGAAAAAATGCAATGGTTCTCTGACCAAGAGAAACACGCTAAATGGAAAAAAGAAACAAAATATATTAATATTAAAAAATTAGGATTACAAACTGATTTTAACTTTGGAACTGGTAGTGGATGTCAAGGTGGATATTGTACTGATTAATAAACTAAATAAATAAACTATATGAACATAGACAAAACAATCGAAGAGAACATTAATGAATCTTACTTAAAAGGTGAGAGAACAGGATTTATTCAAGCATTTGTATTGATGCTATCAGTATTATTCATTCCTTGTGGTTATATCATTATTGATAAATCAGATAAGGAATTTGACAAACAAGTCAATAAATACCTTTATGAGAAAATAGCCTCAGATTGCCAAGCAAAGATTGATAGTATGGCTAATATAGAATCTTTTGTAATTACGTCAGATATTAAAAAGTAACCTTTTTAAACTTACAATCTGATAAGAACTGTGGCGAAAGCGAAGGTTTCTTGAATGAACAAGGAAGCAGTTATTTACCATCTAAAGCATCTACTGACCTTTTCCACCATTCAGAGTGAATCTCTGTTAGTTCATTATATGGTTCTTTTACTTTTATCCAACCTTCATCTTGGATGAATATACCTGAACACTTTGTATAATTATTCTCAACTAAGTAATTCTCTTCAGATATAGACTTTATATCACTTACAAATACCCTTCTTTTAAACTCGCATACCTTTCTCTTTAAGATAATAGGTTGTATCTTAATACGAATCTCAGTAACCTCTATTTGTATTTCATTAATTAGTTCCATCAGGTATAATTTTTAGCGTTTTATATACATGATTATCGATTGTTATATGCTCTTAAACTAACTTGAAAATATTTACCACAGTCATGTTTACAATGCATCATCACATTCACATTACCTGATGAATTTACCCTTCTGCCATTCAACACAGTTCTTTCAGAACCACATTTTGGACATGAACAACTATCATTTCCTTCATGCATTCCTATGTGAGTTTTATGCTTTGAATAGCCTTCCAGCTTCAAATAAACCTTTTCCAATAACTCAACATCTCTCTTACAATAGTCAATCATCTCTTTCATTGCCTTTGCACTATTCTTTTGAATTATATCGTGCCATAGTTGAATACCGGAATGTGCCATCTTACCACCAAAACCTAAATATTTACCTATTGCATCTAATCTATTGGAAGGAAAGTTAAATTTTGATCGTGAAATCTTTAATGTATCTATGCTTTTGAAGTCAGGAAGTGACTTTTGACCATGAACTAAGCATCTCGTTCTTACCCACTTCAAATCAAATTTATCAGAGTTATGTCCTACCACCTCATCAGCATCCAATAAAACATCAATAAACTTTTTAATGAGTTCTTTGTCGCATCCTTTATCCCATTTTAAAGAATACATCCTATCTGAACCTTCCCACTTGTAGCAGATGCAAATGATTTTAGATTCTTTTAGAACCTGGTCATAAGTAATATTAGTTTTGAACTGTGGTCTCCAAAACCATCCTTCGCAATAACTTGTCTCAATGTCAAAGAATAGTCTTTTGAATCCCATATCATTTTAGTTTAACTATTAATACTATTATAATTATCAGCAAACTTACAATAAAATACCATATTAAAAAATTATCGTACCAATGTTTAACAAATTCTTTAACTGTGACAATCTGCTTTGAGTTATGATTTATGTTTACACTCATAGTCTGAATAACTTTTTCAAGGCTATCAGTATTACATTTAACACTTAACTTACTATCCTTTATGTCAACTGTCTGATGTGAATGCCCACTATTTGATTCGTGATGCAAAACAAAAGTATTAGGTAATGGAAGTATAGTATCATATACAATAACGTAACTCGGTTCACGAATTGTATCGTATTTGACCTCATACTTAATGATAGTAGTATCAGTTGATGCTGAAGGATAATGTTTCTTGCAGAAGTCCTCCGGTTGAAAGACTCTGCATGAACTTAATAAGATTAAAACAAATAGTAGATTACGCATCTTTCTTTAGCAGTTGGTCATTACTATTAGTCAAGAAGTTTTTAAGCAAATAAGATACACCTGCTCCAACTGATGCCAATAATATAACTTTCCAATCTGCCAAAGATGTTGGGAATACTCCAGCATCGATTGACTTACCTGCCATAGTTAGAACCATAGAGATAACTGTTACTGCTAATCCTTTTACGATATCGGAAGAACCGATAGAAAATAATTTTGATTTCATTGTTTTGTTTATTAGTTTATAATTATAGTTAAGTCTTGACCTTTTATCTTTTCTATTAGATGCTGATAAC